TTTTTGCGCTCGAACGCTTCACGCTCTAATTGTTCGCGTTGTGCGGCAAACTCTTCTCGGACCTGCTGCTCGGCAATGGCGTTCCCTTCAACAAGGGCCAGCTGCTCATTTTCGGCCTGCTCCAATTGGTCCATTTGCTTATCCAAACGTCGCTGGGCGTTTTCTTCTTCGAGCTTAAAAATAGCGTCCGATGCCTGTTGCGATAGATCAAACGCCGCCTTAATTAGCTTTTCGCGGATTTGGCCCTTCATATCCTCGGCATTCTTAAACTCCTCTACGTCAGCTGCGTATTGCTCCTGCTGCCTTTGCCGCAACGCCTCTGAAATGCCCTCGCTTGCGGCCTTTTGCGCCTCGGCCTGTAATTGTGCATTAAGGTCGTTAAACTGCTTTAAGAACTCTGTTTGGCCCTGCAGTTCAACAAAAACAGGTATTGTAGGCTTTTCCTCTACCTTAAACAATTCAGCCAGTTGTTTTTCAACCCCTGCAATCTCGTTTTTCAGGCTATTGTACGACTGCAAAAGGGCCGTTGGGATAAGCGATTTGTCGGCGTATTTTTTCAGTTGCTCTTCTACTTTAACCAGTTCGGCACGCAAAAAATTAAGGTTGCGGCGCTCCTCTTCGGCACGCTTTTTCGCTTCTTCAGCGGCTTTTTTCGCCGCTTCCTCGGCCTTTTTTTTGCGTTCTGCTTCAGCCTCGGCATCCGCTTTTAACTTTTCAGCTAACAACACTGCTTCTTCTTCAGCCTTTACCGCTTGCTCCGCTGCCTGTTTGCGCAATTCGTCTTTCTCCTTTGCCTTATCTAAGAAGCCGTTAAACGCTGCGCTAAACTTACCAAGTATATCTACGTTGCCCTTAGCACGCTCCTGCATATTGTTGTAAATCGCATCCGCTTGGGCAATGAACTCCTCACCACCACCAGCCAATCCGAACGTAATAAAGTTGCTCGCGTTCGCAAAGGCTGCTTTGGCCTTTAGTGCGAAAACACTTATGTGGTCTATTCCATCCTCAACAAGTTGTCCGATTGCCGTCGGGATATCGCCGATAATGGCCTTAATGCCCGCAAAGGTCGCCCCGATGCCGCGAATAGCCATTACAAAGGCCTTAAACTGCACGCTCATTAACTTACCAATAAGGCTACCTAAGTAGCTTAAAACCTCGCCAAATAAGCCAGTCGCATCCGTTGCCCCGGTCACTTCTTCAACTACATCGCTAATCGCGTTATTAACCTCGCCAAACGCGTCAAAAACAGTAGTTACAATATCGGCCAGTGCTGATAGTACCGGGATAAACATTTCGCCAACTTTCGTAAGCAAATTGTTTACCTTATTACTAAGATTCTCGAGCTTTGCCCCAAACGTATCCTGTTTCACGCCCGCCTGATCGTAAGCCACATTGGTATTGGTTATGGCGGCTGTTAGGTTGGGGAACTCATCTGCGTACTTGGTGAGGGTAATGGCAGCGTTGATATTCTCCTTTCCAAAAATTGCGGTCATCGATGCCGTGTCTCCGCTAATGGTTTTCAGCTGGTTAAGTTTGTCAACAAGCGAAACGTTTTTGTCTTGGAAAAAAGTAATGTCTTTGCCAGTTCCCTGCAAAGCTTTTCCAAGCGCCTCCTGCGCACCTGCGGGTAGCTCAGATGCCGTGGCCAGCGTCAAAAGTACATTTCGCAATGCAGTACCAGCTTCGCTCCCCTTAATGCTATCTTTTGCCAACAACTGAATTGCGGCGGTGGTTTGTTCTATAGAAACTCCGGTCAAACGTGCAGCGCCACCAGCTGTTTCCAGTGCGGCAGCCGCCTCCAAAGTAGTTGCAGAACCCTCCTTTTCGCCAGCGGCTAACACGTTCACCACGCGGGCGGCTTCGGATGCCTCCAAGCCAAATAAGTTGATGGCTCCCGTAACCACACGCGCCGCACCTGCGAGGTCGGTACCTGCGGATTTGGAGAAAACTATTACCTCTTTAGTGACCGCTTGCAATGCCTCTTGGTTTTTCAGCAGCTGAGGAGCTGCGGAGCCGACCACGGTGAGCGCATCCGCAATCTGCGAAGACGTGCTAACTATTTGCGCGCCACCAGTTAGGGTAATGGTTTCAAGTTCCGAGATGCGCTCCTTAAGTGCGTCGGCCTCAGCACCGGACACACCGAGGGTAGCGGAGAGTTGCGCAAAAGCCGTCTCGAACTCCATCGCGTTGGCCACACCTTTTCCGATTACTACGGCGGCGGCAGCGATGCCCCCGGCAGCAGCGAGGCCAGCGGTTCCAGTCATGCCAAGACCGCCAGCAATGTCCTGCAAAGGAGATTGCATGGCCTGCAAATTGCCCACAAAACCGCCGATTGGACCACCAAAGCCAGCGATTCCCGTGGCGAATTTCCCCATGTTTGAGCCCGGATAGTTACCCACGTTTCGCTGGAATTGCCCCATCGAGGCATCAATTTGTTTCAGCTGTGTATCGAGTTGAGCGATGCGGTCAAGCGTCTGTTTGCCCGCTATTCCATTGCGCTCCGCTTCGGCCAGCTCTTTGTACGACCGCCGGAGCCTCCCCAGCTCACTATCAAGTTGTCGATAGGAGCCAAGCGCCATGCCCGTCTGCTCCCGAACGGCCTTCGTGTTGTCCTTAATTGCGGCGGTTATCGCCTTTTGTTCGATTCGGTTGTTTTCCAGCTCTCTGTTGAGCTTAACATAATCCGCCGGATCGGTTGCCTTACGCATATCGCGCTGCAATTCGGTCGCCTGTTTGCGAAGTAGCCCCAACTGGTCAACCAAGTCGGCCACGCCGTCGGCCTCAACACGAAAAAATACAACTTGTTCGGCCATTTTATACGGTTTTTAACTCTCGGTTAAGAGAGGGTGTGAATTCTGCGGAAATGGTGGCTGATAACGCCCTGCCCAGTTCGTTAGCAAGGCTGGATTCGACCGTGCCAAAAGTTCTCTCAATCGCTCCCGTGCGTAGTCCATTGCCAGAAAATCGGTACGATGCGCGCGTTGGCGAGCCTTCTTCAACTTGTTTGCGCGCCGTGCCCCAAACCGCGCCTTGCAGGTCCTTTCCTGATAGTCCTTTATCGGTAAAATACTTGGTCAATCCGGCGATTTGGCCCCCGGTTATGCGCTGGTGGTGTGTGCGGCGGTTCACATAGTCAAGGTAAAAATTGCCTTTCACCTCCCCAACGACCGTTTTGCCCACCACCCGAATATCGACCGTAAACGATTGCGCAAGGTCTCCAGTGTTGCGGTGGCCTTGCGTTTCAAGCTCCTTAATCAGGTCGCGTGTAGCGCCCTGTAAAGCGCCCTGCAGTGCGTCTATGAACTCGTTAAGCATCGTGCGGCGGTTGTTCGGTTAACTCATCTGGCGGCGTTGGAATGGGTGGATACATCGCGTTCCACCAGCGGCTAAACTCCGCTTCGTCATCAAACAAATACAGCGTGGTGCCGTCAAACAAGGTCGGACGCGGCGGCACGATGGGTTCCAATGGTTGGCCGTTTGGCCCGTGCGGGATTGCGATCATTGTTCGGTCAATAGTATGAAGTTCGAAGATACGGTATCCCCGGCGTTGGCCAGCTGGCAGGCCGTGAAAAAGTATTGTGTCACCGTCCAATCGATGTTGAGCGAAGACACGGCAACGGCCGATAGTACCGTATCGGATGCAATGGTGCTGGCCACGCCGAATGTTTGGGTATTGGTCGCCGAAATTACGTTCAAAGTTCGCTCAACTTGAAAGAACGTAGTCGCAGCGGCCGCGTTTTGGAGGATCAACTGTTGGGCTCCGGCGATAGCTACCGAGGTGTTGTAATACAACCGAAATGTAGCGGAACCAGCGGTGCCAGCCTTCACGCCACGCACTAAGATGCGCACCAACGTGCCCGGCGCATAGGTCCCAGCGGGCACGGTGAGGGACTGCAAAATAGTGTTGGCGGTTGTACCCGTAACCGATTGTAGCGTGCTGTTTTTGAGCTGCACGGGAGTCGCTGGCAGGTCTTGGAATTGCCCGAATCCCCCGCTCTGCCAGGTCATAACCTGCCCCGCCGTTTCGGCGTTTGTTTGGTTCATATTGTGCAGGTCGTCAAACCCGAGGGCCTCGCCAACACGCACAAAGATTTTGCCGTGGTTAATGTGGGCGTATTCGACGTAACCGATTGCTACCTTGAAGTACGGAGCCGTTGGGCGGACGTTGGTTAGTCCGCCGGGGGTTGTCGGGGAAAGCCAAAGCGCGTCGCCGTCTGCCCACGTCTCGCCCTGCAAACTGCCCGTCGTATTGATTTCGCGCACCTGCCCGGTCAAAGTAATAAAGCCCTCTTGGTTGTTTTGGATTGTCTCCGTCACGATGCCCAGCGTACCATTTGCATTGGCAGCGGTATCAGCTTGTGCCAGCTTCACGGCCAGCCGTTGCCCTTGCGCATCGTCAACACGGACCGCGCGGTATTGCGCTTCCAAAAGATCCGCTCCCGTTTTGTTCACCACGCGTGCGACTTGCTCCTGCCCGATTTGCAACGTCACCGCGCCGCCTTTCAGGCCGATATCCAAAGTCCCGTCCGTGTTGTTCCATTGCATGCGAGCGACGGCCCCCGCGTTGGCAGGCGACGTATCGAAGTCAATACTGCCCACATTGGTCAGGTCATTTTGGTCCATGTTTATATCCAAACACGCCGTATTCCCAACGGTCAGGATATCGCACAACGGGACGGTCGGGCCGGGATCACCCTGCGGCCCCTGCGGACCAACGTCACCGCGTGGGATGGTAAAATCGAACACGGCTGCTGAGGACGTGCCAGAGTTGACCACGGCGGCATTGGTGCCCGGCGCTCCGGTGGTGGTGGTGCCCACGGCGATTGTGGCCGCCGATCCGGGAGTGCCCGGGTCGCCCTGCGGTCCTTCGGGGCCCTGCGGTCCGGTAATTTCGGCCAGCGAAACTAAATCAATCCAGTCAACTTCCCCCACGTAGCGGTACTGTATGTACTCCCCATCGTTGCGGATCTCGATTTCGCGGCAACACGGGGGATACGTCGGGGGCTCAACTTGTGCGGGAAGCCCATAGGTATCGCAGGGTGCCATGAGCGGGACTTCAAACCGCAACTCGCACCCAACGTGCCGCTGTACGGATCCGGACCGCAACGGCACCGCCGTGACCGCCGTAGATGCGGGGATGTAGGTCGAAAGCGGTACGCCGTTAATTGTCGTGGCCCTCGCGACGTTTAGCGTGTTGTAGGCTATCTGCAGGCAGTCGGCAATGATTTGGTCAATCGTGCGGGGATTCGCCTGCGTGGTCAAATCGTAGGGCAAGATTACATCCAATACCGACAAACTAAAGTTCAAGCGGTAGCGGGATACAGTGCCCGTGCCCTGCGTGACTTCCATCAACACCAGCGGGTGTTGGAGCTCCAAACGCTTATCGCTGTACTCGCTGGCATCGTATGCACGGGAGAAGAACGTGCCTGCCTCGGCGTCCACCTGAGTTTTTCCACCGTTGTTCGACTGCAGTTCGCTGGCAAAGTTCACCGTGGCGAACGTATTTGGCCGCAGGTTGTTCACCTCGAAACTCTCGGGGCAATTTTCGACGGCCAAACAAAAGGCCCGGTAAATATCGATTATGGTCATGGGTATTCGGTTGCGATTGCGATTTGTATGGCGTCAAAGAAGGGGCTCCAAAGCATTACGTACCAGTCTCGGAAGGCCCCGGTTTTCCAAAGTCTCCCGTAAATCGAGAGCTCCCTCCCTTTGCCGTCTTCGTGCCTTTCCCGGTACTGCCTGATTTTGATTTGGTCGGGGCTTTCTTTGAAACTGGGGGCCCTTGGGGGCTTGAACCAGTTGCGGAAGATGGGGTCGTTTGCGAGGGCATCGAGGTAAGAAAAAAAAAGTTGCGCACGTCGATAGCCACCGCGAGGGGCAGCTGCTCAATCTCCTTAATGCGCTCAGCGTGCCAACGGTCGAAGGCCTCTTGAGTTTGCGGCAATGGCTCATCCGGCGATTTGCGCAAAAACAGGGCCATTTGTGCCAAGAAAATGCGCGTCGGGGTCATGTAAATCGCACTCATTTGCTCAGCATCGCGAGATTCGATTACCGCCTCCACGTCTTTGGCCAACTTGAACTCAAGAAAGTTCTTGAAGTAGTCCTCAAGTAGGAGCGATTGGGCCACCTGTTTTACGCTGAAACCCGGGCCGCGTTGGTTTTTGTAGTTGACGGCTTGTTCGCAGAGATACCACCGTTGCCCGTCGAACTCAAAAACGTTCTCCGGGGTCTTCGGGGTGTGGCGCGCAAAGCATCCGGCGATAGCCTCCACGGCTCCCATCAACATCGTTGCGGCGTGCTCTTCGCTTTCCCCGGCCAGCGTCACCTCGGTAGGGTTTACGCCGGGCATAAACGGTCGAAGGCTGTGGGCCAGCGCATTCAGGTAGGCAACCAGCGGCACGCCTCCAAGCGAATTCTCGCCCGTCTCAGCTTGGTGCCTAAGCGCACCCATCATAGCATGGTAAGCGATGTGGCACTCAAAGAATTGCCCCACGGTGACTTCGGTCGCCTCCGTGGGGATGTTGAACGTTAGCGTGTCGCCGTTTGGCGCGATGGCTTTAAGCACCTGCATATGCGGCAACGATTTTTTGGGCGATTGTCAAGGGTTTGGAGGCAGGTCCAACCGAAATACCGACTTCCTTTGCCAACGTGCGCACGGCGTCAGCCTGTTCGACGGTAACGTTGTCCCAGTCCGTCACTCCGCACTTCTCTGCAATCATGGCGAGGTTGTACACGGGAAGGTCTAAATCGTCGGGGAAGCCAATGGGCAGCCCACTGTGTGCCAGCTCAACGGGGGCAGGTGTTACATCGCTTTTTTTTTCCACGGGGGCAGGCGATGCGGTGGCGCGTTCACGTTCGACGTCGGTACGGGTCCGCATTTGGCGACCCGTGGCGCCGACCACATAGTCAAACGAGCCACCGAACCCGGCGGCAGCTGCGTAGGGGTAAAGGTGCTTGCGGAATAAGGTAAGCATAATGTTCCCGGCCTGAGGCGTGACTTCCTTCTCGGCCACCATCGTATCAAGCGCTTCCTTGAACTGCTTAATAGCGTCTAAATTCTTTTGGTTCATGTTAGTTGGGATTTGGTTTTCACAAAGATACAAATTTCGGTTTGATTGCGCGCGCGCCTAAGTTCATGATTCCCCAATACCGGAGTGCATCGAGGGCATGGTCATCAGACGGGGCCGGGACGCGCGTAAAATGGCCCGTGGCCGCGTGCGTAGCCCACTTGTACATACGGGCTTCGCGGGTGAGGTTTGGGCCAATTAGCCGGAGCGGCATATCGTTGAGGGCCATGATTCCATTTAGCACGGATTCGGGCCCTTTGGTGGCCGGACGGACGTTGTAGCCGAGTCGCCGGAGCTCCATAATAATCTCTGGCCGTGCGCCGTCTGCCCAAATTGGACTGGCCTTAGCTACTCCCCACGCTGGGAGAGCCGCTGCCAGCGCCGAGGGGGTGAGCCCGGACTGGTATGCAATTTCTTCGGCATAGACGTGTTCACCTGCGATGCCGCACTTCACCAGCGCCAACGGTTCGCTGAATCCGAAGTCGAGGCCATAGCCAAACCGCCGCACATCGTCCGGGAATTGGTGCCATGCCTCCGCACGCTTGTAGATAACGCCCTCCGATTTGCCCGTGCGTCCCTCGCCGTACACCCGCCACCATTCCGAGTTCCCCCGCTTCGCTTCGATGGAAGCCACCACCGCGGGCGACAGGAACGGATTGTCCAGATAGGTCGATCGGCAGAAATTGCCAGCTGCCATTGCCTCAGGTCTATACCGGTGGTGAATCCAAAATTCCGCGTCCGCATTATAGTCCACGAACGCGGCGACCTTGGTGCGGATAAATAGTTGTTCAAAAACTTCGTGGCGGATGCCGTTTGCCTCGTTCACAAACAAGATGTGGCGTTTACCTGCCTTGGCATCTTGCGGCGTTTCGTAGCTCACGAACTCAATCCGGGCCCCGTTCGTAAACTCAAACGCCTTTTCGGTAGTGTGGTATCGTTTGATTACCGGCGCGAACGTGGCGGCAATGTTTGTGGCGTCGGTAATGGCGCCGCGTTTGAGGTTCGGCACGTCCTGCCCCACCACGCTAATGATCGTCGGCTCCCCTCCCAATTTTGGGCACCGTGCGGCGATTACGAAGAGAGTTTGCAGCACGGCGTAGGTCTTGCCTGAGGATGTGCCGCCCTGCAGAATGAACACGGGTACTTTACCAGTGGGCTGCAAAATGGCCTGTAAAACCCGGTTTGCGCACCACTCGAACAATGCCGAGGCCCTCTGGGTTTTTTTAATCATCTGCATTTAACTCACGGGTTTTGATTACCTTAGTTTCAAAAACGATAGGCTGGCCACCGCTGGTAACGTCCGTTTCGGTGCGCTCCACATAACCGCGTTTTTTGCCCTGTGTCTTGAGAAAAAACAGCACGGCGGGGACGTTGCCCTCGGTTATTAGCGTCTGTAGCGCACTCTCGGCACGGTCGATTAGGGATTCTTTGATAGCATCCACGGCGGCGGCGTACTCGGAGTCTT